CTGGCTGCGTTACGATATGTCTGACAAGGCAAGCTGGCAGTCCCAGCACGTCATGCCGGAAGTACCACAGTACGTGGACCGGTGGGCAGCTGCCATGCGGGAAGCCCTCACAACGGGTGGCCAATGGTTTAACGCTGTTGACGAGTCAGGGCAGAGCAACGCCTTAACGCCTCACATAGAGAAATTTATGAACGTGTTGTTGTCTCGGTGTACTAAAACACCTGATGGCCACGACTCTGATTTTGAATCCTTTTTTGAAGACGAAATGAAACTTGGCGCGCTGATGACGATGAGCGCGGCCGTTACCTGGAAAGATGGCTGGGTGTCTGTCGAAGCAACTGACCCCCGGGAAGTGTGGCTAGACCCGTTGGGCCGTAATTTGTACCGCGTCCGCCAGTACGAGATAGACCACCATGACTTGATAGCCCTGGCAGAGAAAACGGACAGTATCGGGGACCCGTTGTACAACCTCCAGGCTGTCATGGAGCTAAAATCCCATGTCGACGCTGAAATGCGCGAACACCGGGATACCTCTTCCGGCCATGGCACGGATTCAGGCAGTACCCATCGCAAGCCCATTAAAATACAAGAGTTTCTTTGCGACCTGATCATGCCAGATGGCGACGTGATGGGGGAGAATCAGCTGTGCGTCGTTGCCAATGACCGATTTCTTATTCGTGGCCCAGAGCCTAACCCGTTCTGGCATGAAAGCGACTGGCACGTTAACTCACCCATGGTCCCGGTTCCTTTCAGCGTCTATGGCAAGTCCTACGCGGAAGAGTGGGCGGGGGCGGCTGACGCGTTCGTGGAGCTCACCAACCTTATTCTGGATGGCGTCTATACCTCAGCCATGCGTGTGTTTTGGGGGCAACCAGAAGCGCTTGAAGACCCAACGCAGCTGGATGAGGGGCTGTCACCTAATATCGTGCTGAAACTGGCGGAAGGCGTGACAGACGGGCGCAAGGTGCTCGGTCAAATGGAGTTGGGACAGTTACCCTCTGACGCTTTCCGCGTGTGGACGGCGCTTAAACAGGAAATGCAGGAAGGCGCAAAGCTCAATGACATAGCGCTGGGCCAGGTGCCACCGAAGGGTGGTATCACCGCGACCGAAGTAACAGCGGTGTCCCAGAGTGGGTCTGCGATGGTGCGCTCCATGGCGCGTACTGTTGAGAGCCGGTTCCTCGAACCTACCCTGACGCTGATATTCCAGACTGGTCTGCAGCACATGGACTTTGCAGACCCCCAAATACAGGCAGAGCTGGGTGCTGAAACGGCGGCGATGCTCCAGGCCCGCAAGGAAGAGTTTCGGACCCGTAAGATAAAGTTCAAGGTTCGCTCTATCAGTGGCCTGATTGATCGGCAAAGCAAACTGCGCAACCTAATGTCTATGCTTCAGACGGTTTCCGGGAATGAAATTCTGTTGAAGTCCTTCTTAGAGAAAGTGGACATGGGCCAGTTAATCGAGCGCATGTTTACTTTGTTTGGTGTGGACAAGCTGGAATTACAGCTCAGTGAGCGCGAGAAAATGATCCAACAGGTAATGGGCGCCGCGCAGCCAGGGCAACCGCAGGGCTCGCAGCCGCGCCCACCGGGGGAGTCTTCTAACCCAATGGAAGGCGGGATATGAGCGCGGATGACCTGATTGATCTGGGGCAGGGTGACATAGCTGAACGCCTCGAAGCCGCTGTTGGTAAGCGGTTCGAGGAACGTGAGGAGCGCACCAAGGCCCAAGTATTTGAATTGCTGGACTCGGGGAAAACGCTTGAACCCCAACTGGCGATTCAGAAATGGATGGAACTTTATGCTATGGACCAGTTAAAGCGAACGATAAGAGCGAGCAAACGCAAGGCCACAGCGGCGTCAAAGCGTTTTGAAAGCGATTTGACTTCCCCTTGATTTAAAATATACTCCCATTGACAGTAAAAGGTATTTACACATGGCTATCAAAAACGCGAAGGTACAAGGTGATGTGAACCCTGACGAAGAAGGGCTTGAAGCAGTGTCGTTCCCTCCAATAGGCGATGACATTAACGGTCTGGACGAAGAAGACGCGATAGCGCCAACTGGCTCCACTCCGGCGAGTAATGAAGACGACGACCCCGTACAAGCCAAACTGGATGCTATGCAGGCCCGGTTTGAAGCACAGGAAGCGCGCTGGGCGTCCCGTGAGCAGCACAACCAGATGGTCATTGACCAGCTCATGCACCGTGGCCAGCCAGCAGAAACTGGCCCAGAGCCGGTTAACTGGGATGACTTACCTGACCCAGTCGAAAAACCTGACGAATTTAAAACAGCCATTGCCAAAAAGTCGCAGCAAGCTATTGAATACGCTGCCAAAAGTGCACAGAGTTCTAATGGGCAGAGTCAGAGTCTGGACCAAGTATGGAACGAATTTAAAACGGAGCACCCTGATTTGGCAACTTATGAGTCAACGGTACAGGGTGCCACCGCTTTGATCGCCAGTGAATATCGAGCGCAAGGTCTTGACCCGGCGCGAGCTATTTTGTCCGACCCGGCCAACTTTAAATCTCGCGTGGCCGAACGGATAAAAAAAGAACTGAAACTGGGAGACGGAGATAACGGCGAGGGTGCTCACCCTACTGCGCTCCGTACTGCTGGTGTTTCAGGGGGTAAAAAACCACGGGGCAAGACGCCGGCAGCGGCGCCCGCCAAAGGTTTCATTGCGCAAATGCAAGAAACACAAGCGAAACACGGACTGATCTAAGAGGATTACACCATGGCCTGGACCTGGGATGCACCCACAGGGGTCTACAAAGACCACCACATGAGTTCAAAGATTCGTGAGGCAGCGATTGCTGACACCGTTTTTGCCCGGTACGCCCGTGCAGAAGGCGGATTTGGGCGTGGCAAGGGCCAGTCCTTAACAATCACTCGCGTCTTTCCACTCGCCAAAGCGAACCGCGTCAGCGAGCTTGACCGCTTGCCCAGTGGTCGCCCACTGATCGACACCAAACAGATTATTGTGTCTGAATGGGGTTTCAAGATTCCGATGACGGATTTTGAAAAGAACCTCACGCACTTTGACCTGAACAACCAGTTCCAACGCGTGCTGCGCGACCAGATGGCACTGACGATGGATGACATGGTAGCGGATGCTTTCAAGGCGACTGTCTACAAGTACATTCCAACGGCCAGTGGCGGCGCGTTCGACACGGATGGCACACCAAGCACTCAGGCTGATAGTAACCTGACTATTGCTGACCTGCGCAAAATCCACGACGAACTGCGTTATCTGAAAGTTCCGAAATACCGCAACGGCCTGTACGGCATGATTTTGTCGACTAAGGCTGCCCGGGGTCTTAAAAACGACCCGGAATACAAAGATTGGTTCGCCCCCACCACGTCTGCTCCGATGGTCAACGGCCGTCTGAAAGATGTTGAAGGCTTCATGTTAGTCGAAAGCAACAACTCAGACGCCCTGAGCGATAGTTTAGGCTCTGGTGGTATCCTAGGTGAAGCGGTTGCCTTCGGTTCGGACGCGGTGGTCATGGCTACAGTCGATGAGCCGGAATTGCGTGCAGGCATTCCCCAAGACCTGGGGCGTTTCCGCGATACAGGCTGGGTTGGTACACTGGAGGCTGGGCTTGTCTGGGACAGTGCCAGTTACGCCCGCGTCATTCACGTTACCAGTTCATAAGGAGCTGCCGCCATGAGCGATGATCGTGTTTATCAGACGGTGGAGAGTGGCGTAGTTGCCATTGACTCTACCGGCGACAAGTACACTTACACGGTAGTAACGCCTATGTTGCTCATCCGTGTGGGCGTAGTTGGCACCACCACCTACGACGGCTCCACAGATGCTGTGATCGCCGCCGACATCAACAGCTCCGACGGGGATGGCACATTCACCCGGGGTGATAGTGACGCAGGGGTTATCGACCTGGGTAACGACGCTGATTTCGCTAACGGCATGATGGCCTATAATGACCTGACCAGCCGGACTGTTGTTAAGCCCGGTGACCAGATCATTTTCCAGGTCACTACGGCTGCGTCAGCAGGTGACGGTGTGGTGTTCATTGAGTACCAGAAGCTGCCGATGCAAACCGGTTATGACAGCCTGCTGGCCAACAGTACGGAGGTCTAAGCCATGAGCCTTTACGGAGCTTTAGGTGAAGCAGTACGGACGGGCAAAGAGGTTTTGTCTGGTGAGGTGGCGCTGGATGGCGCCAACCCCACTGTGGTATCCGTACCCTTCGCCAGTGTTGATTCCGTCAGTTTGACCCTGAAAGGCGGAACAGTGCCGACAGCT